ACCATCATGCAGGCCGTGCCGACCGCAAGATCCAGCAGGAACTCGCCGATCGCGATGTCGAAGTTGCTCTGCTTCAGCACCGCGAACATCTTGTCGGAGTATGCGTCGAGGATCGCCTGCGCCTGCTGCGAACGCTCGAGCGGAATCGACGGGCCAGGCTCAAGCCTCGACCACTTGCGCTGGGGCGGGAAGACTACGCTCTGCAGCCTGTTCGCAAACCGTTGGGTGCTATTGATTGCTGTACTGTCGAAGACGCGCTGCATCTTCTTGGTACCCGTGCTGCCGCCTTCCCAGACACCGTACAGTTGGCGCTGTGGGAGCGCGAACTCGTAGGCATCCTGGTAGATGGATTGGAACTCGTCCTTCTTCGTCTGCGCCAGCTGCTGCCGCTTGAGGATCTGCTCTGGCGTCAGCCGCATCCCGCCGCCTTTCTCGTATTCCATGACTTATGCCTCGGCCTTGTACTTCGCCAGCAGATTCCTGCCCTTCGCGGCCAGACGTTGCGCCGCAGCCTCTGTGCGCGGTGCAGGCTCACCCCAGGCCCGCGCTGCCAGCGCCAGCCTGGTGGGATCACCGTCCTTGTCGACCAGCGGCCCGCTCGGGTTCGTATAGAACCGCGTGAGGAATGAGCCCTTGCGCCTGGCGCGTTGCCCGGTAGGGCTCGAATCCTTCACGCCTGGCTGCAGGTTCTTCGACTCGCCCGTCGACTCGTAATGCCGTCTGCCGGCCTCTGTCAGCCCGCCTTCTGGATCTTTGTAGCGAGCCTTCATAGCGATGAACTTACCGCTGGCCTGGGCCTGCTGCCGCCGCTGCAACCTGCGCCTGGTAAGCCGCGATCACCTCGGGCGTCCACGCTGCCTGGCACTGCGCCACAACCTTCTCAGGTTGCCCGGTCAGATCCTGACCAGGCGTAAGCACCCAGCGTTTGAACTTGCGAGCGAAGAACTCGCCATCCTTGGTGATCGTTGTGGCTTCACGCACCTGGACGATGCCGTTGCCGACAATCTCGATGCGATCAACTTCTGTGGTTTCTGCAAGCGACATGAGTTTCTCCTTTGTGTCCGACCACGCCATCCAGCGTGGTTATCAGATCGAATAGGTAATTGAAAACATAATATCGCCACTGGCGTCCATTGGAACGGCACTATTGGCACCACCGCCTGTTGGATATTGATACAAAGAAATTGTTGAAGCGCCTGGTGCACCAAATGCTGTTACGACATTTCCAGCAGTCAACGAAATATTGTGCGGATATCCAATTGCGGCAGTGGGATGCAAAGCGACTTGTGCATTCGATGCGAATGGAAGACCGCTAATTTCCATGAAACCTGTTCCTGTGTGACCACTCCAAGAAAGATAGCCATACACAGTAACCATCGCGCCGATTTTTACATATCTCGCGGATTTACTTGAGTATGTTGCACTTCCAGCAGAAGTGGTTCCAGCAATAGCTATCGACGAACTGCAATCGCCTTCCTCGTAGTCATCTAGCGTGTTCGCATCGCTCGATGCCGAGGCAGTCGCCGGGAACGAAATTCCAGCACCAGACGCAGCTGGCGTTGCGCCACCCACGCCGATGGTGGCCGGGAACTTCTTCACATAGTTCTGAAGCTCTTCAGCGGTGATCTTCTTCGAGCGATCAGCAGCAGCTGCTTCGCTGATGTCAACGATGTAGAGCAGGTCACCCGTGGCAGTGTTTGCGCCCGTCAGCGACGTGAGCGCGGATACGGCCTTGTCAGTCATTTCAACTCTCCAAAAGTAAGAATTCCAAGTCCTCAAGCAGGGCGTCGTATCCGCTCTCGAGCTCGAGATTGTCGAAGTAGATCTCGTCGTTCTCGAACAGCAGATAAGACATGTCTTCCAGCAGCACGTTGCCACCGCCCTCCAACTCGACGTTGTAGGAGAGGTAGTCGGTGGTCTCTAGCAGCAGGTATCCCAGATCCTCGAGCAGGATGCCGCCACCGTCTTCCAGCCGCAGTACCGATGGAAACTCAATGCCGCCCCCAAACCCGCCAAAGTGCGAGAGCTTGAGGTTGATGCCGATGAGCATGTCAGATCAGCCCGACGATGCTCGTCGCGGTTGTGCCAGTTGACCAGACCCTCACGGCCATCACCGGAAGGATCGATCCGGCCTGGACAGCATTGAAAGTCGTGGCGTTGCCCAGCGTGTCGGTGATCTTCACGTTGCCAGCACCGCCGATGTAGAGCGCCCGCACCGGCGCCGCCAGGTCAGCATCAGCCGGGGAGATTGAGATCGCACCGATGGCGACAGAATCCGGCGTGGTGGGGAAGGGTACTTGTGCCATGTCACTTTCCTTTTTGAGCAGCACGCATGTTGTCGACCAGATTCGGGTAGGGCCGGCCTGACTTGCGTGCCATCATCTGTGCGGCCTTCTTCTGCATCGGAGAAAGCTGCTTCGGTTCGCCTAGACCCTTCGGCCTCGGCTTGTCCCAGACCTCTTTCATTTCTTCATCCCGTACTCGTCGAGCTCGCTCTCGAGCTCCGCGGCCATCTTCATCTCGTGCTCGTTAGGCTTACGCCGGCCGGCACGCTGGGCCATCATCTGCGCCACCTTCTTCTGGAAGGCAGTAGCCTTCATGGCCTTCATCTCTTCGCCGTGGCCCTTGCCGTTGGATTCGATCTCGATCTCGACCTTCATTTCTTCCTCGCCATTCCGGCTTCAGACATCGCGATCGCCACGGCCTGGTCGCGGCTGGTGACCTTCTGTCCACTGGAACTCTTGAGCTTGCCCGCCGAATACTCTTTCATTACGCGGCGAACCTTCTCTTGCATCTTGTCTTTCTTTTCCATCGTCACGCTCCTGCAAGCATGTTGCGGCTGCGACGGGACACCGCCGCCAGGCGGGCAGAGCGACGTTCACCGAGCTCACGCTTCAGACCCTGCTCGAGCTCTGCACGGCGGGCCTGGAAGGGCTCATCGCTGAATGCTGCGATTTCAGGCCTAGCAGGCGCTACAGGAGCCGCGGGAGCGGTCTCAGTGAAGGTCGGCAGCGGCCGGGGTTCGTCGTACTCGTAGGTGCGGGTCTCGTTCGTGTATCCCGCCAGGCCGAACAATCCCCAGCGAGGAACCTTCTCTGTGTAGGTTCCGATCGCCTTGACGGTCGGGTTGGCGCGAATCTCAGCCAGCTGGGCCTCGTAGGCCTTGAGCCTGCTCTTGTAGGCCTCGGTCGCTGCTTCGTAGGCTGGGAAGTCCTTGGTCTGGTACTGAGCGAGTGCCGACTCGAATGGCGCCATCTTCTCTTTGACGCCAGCCTGGTAGGTAGTGAATGCTCGTTCCTGCTCGCCGGTGAGTGCAGCGACCTGCTGTCGGAATTGCTTCGACAGCTGATCGATGCTCGAGGTCTTGCGTGCAAGCCTCATGCGCTCGGTTGGCGTGAAGGCAGTGGCCATCAGAGCATCATCCCTGTGCCCAGTTGCGAGGAGGTCACCCCGAGCTCAGGCGTGAGTCGTTCCTGGGAGAGTAGGGAGCGCCTGCCCCCACGCGTCCTGGCTCGGATCGCAGAGGCCTCGGCTTGTGCGGCCTTCCTGCGTTCTTCGTCTGCAGCGGCTTGCACCTCGCGGGCTTTGTTCTCCATCGCGAGCTTGTTTTCTTGATATTGAAGCTGAGAAGCCTGAAAGGCCTGGCGTGCCGTCTCAGCCTGCGATTGGAGTGATGCGGCCTGCTGTCCGTAGGCAGCGGTCTGTTGAGCGATTGCATTGCGCATCGCTGCGGCATCAGCTTCCTGCTGTTGCAGCTGAACCTGCTGCTGCTCTGCAGCTTGGCGTCGCGATTTGCGTGCTTCGTTCGCTTGGTAGGCAGTACCCAGCAGAATCGCACCAGCAATCAGAAATGGCATCTTCTATCTCCTGATCAGCACTTCACCCATGCGCTCCGGGTCTTGCTCATCGGTAGCGTGGATGCAGAACCAGACCGTGTCTTCCTGCGCTTCGATCCGGTGGTGCTGACCCGCCAGGATCGTGATCACCGCCGGCGCTCGGTAGCTGCAGACAACACCATCGACCTCCACCGTCACCGCACCGCTCGCCAGAATCGACAGATGGTCGTACTGGTGCGCGTGGGTCACCGCAAAGTGACCCGCTGGCAGCACCATCTGTCTGGCATACACCCCGTCAGAGAAGTGGTGCTGGATCTTCAGGTCGATGTCGATCGCGCCCATGTCGCGCATTCTAGCGGGGCGCTTGGCTATTGGAAGGGAGGAGGTATCGCGCCGGTATCACTCGATATTCTTCAGCGTATTCCACTGTTCGAGCGTTACCTCGGTCGTCCAGTCAAACGCTGGCAGGTGCTCGCACGCTTCCCAGGGTGGGCAGTCACAATCGCTCGATGGCAGCGAGAAATCGGTTCGCTCTGTGACAGGCCACCTGGTTCGCTTGGATGTCTTGTTGTTACCCATATAAACCTCACCCGAGACGCGGGCCTCAGTTTTCTTCGGCCGGGAGGAGCCTTGCGGTATCCCGGCCATCAGACGCTCTGGTTTATCTAGGATGCAGCAGATTGCAACACTGCCGCCCGGTGTTTCTCTCACCCGAGACTTGCGTCAGGAGTGACATGCCCGGCTAACCATGTTTATCCGAGTCGGTCGCGTCTACCTTCTCGAGGGCTGGGTTATGGCCCCCATCAGCGCGTCGACCAACGAAAAAGCCCTTGCAGCTGCCTCCCGGTCGAAACCCCTCGGAGACGACAAGGGGCGGGAAGCATGTGCAAGGGCTCTGACTACTGTCGGTTTCGACGCCAACGGGGCGTACAGTAGCCAAACGGGCCGGATGCTGTCAAGCAAACACGTCAAAGTCACTGGATGCTGTAGTGGCTTGTATCAGTGGAGCGCCTGCCATGTTGCTCTTTCGCACCATCCGGTTGTACTCGCCACCGCCCAGCATCAGGTAGCCGAATGAGTCGCCAATGTGCGAGTGCTCATTCTTATTAGGCGTATCCCTGAAGCGTTCCTGGCCAGCGCCGATGCTCACCCGTTTGAAGTGATACCCACCTCCCAGGGCTTTGCGTAGGAGCTTGCAGGAGCGATTGACGATCAACCCTGGCTTACCGTTCACCAGGCGCTGCATGGGCGCTGCAGCGGCTTCCCTGCGTACCTTGAAGTCGTTGCTGGCAGTGGGTTGTGCTCGTAGGCCGAGTGTCTTCAGGAAGTCGAAGCTGGTGACCTCGTAGATGGCATCCCTGGCCATGCCGGCAGGATCCCCCCACAGCATGACCTGGTGGTTTGGATACCGCTGGTTGAGCTCTGCCAGTAGCTGCAGCCCGAACCGCTCGAGGCCCATGTCGAAGGTGACGATCTCATGGTGGATCAGCCAGCGGCCGTTGGGTAACCGCTGCCCGATGGTGGCTGCAGGGGTCAGACCAAAGTCCAGGCCGATCTGGATCGGTACGCCAGGCTCGACCTCGGTGTCGCCAGACATGCTGGCATCGTCGTACTCTGGCCAGACGGGCCTGCCTTCTTGGACGTAGGTGTACTGACCAGCGGCATAGCAGCGGATCCAGTCCAGGTTCTTGCCTGGCAGCATCTGCGCGTAGTACCCGGCAGGCAGGTTGTTGATGTTCTCTGCCTTCGGGTTGAGCTTCCACCACTTGCCTGCAGCAAAGACGTGGTCGTTCGCCTCGGGGTTCTCCGGCAGGTCATCAGCAGGAACCTCGACGACACCGCCTGGCTGCTTCCAAAACTTCCACCCCTGTGGCTTTTCCTTCTCGGCCATGTTGTGCCACCAGTGGTCGTCATCCATCGGGTTCGTATCCATCCAGATCCCGTGCCAGGACGCGCCACCATCACGCTTCGTGGGATACCTACCAACCCGGTGCGTGAGGCCGTCTATGACCGCTTTGGGGAGCTCTCGGGCCTCGTTGACCCATGCGCCTGTGAGCTCGAGCGAGAGCAGCTTCCTGACATCCTTCGGCTGATCGAGCGCCAGGAAGATGACCTCACAGTCGATGCCTGCAGCGTCACCGCGGGCGGGCAGTCTGATGTGATGTGTGATCGGTGGCGTCCAGAGCAGATTGCCAAAGGTCGACTCTGGGAACAGATCCAGCCAGGTCTTGATGGTGGTGGTCTTCAGCATCGGGTAGCTGTTTCTGACCACGGCCCAGCGCGTGTAGCGGATGTTGTCGATGGGGGAGGGCTTCTGTTTGACGGCCTGGATGAAGATCCTGGCAGCGCAGGCGTAAGACTTCCCAGAGCCCACTGGCCCCATCATGCCCTGCACGAATGACTTGCTGCTGATGAAGTCAAAGATGGTGGGCGATTCGCTGAAGTCGAGCTTCAGCCCCGTGACCGGCACGCTCTTGTCAGAGGCCTGCTTGGTTCTCACTCTGGCCTCGTCTGCACGGCGATCTGGGCCTTGGTGAGTCTCGCCATCACCACTACCTCGTTGCAGAGCTCACGGGCCTCTGCGTAGCGGTGATCCAGCATGGCGTGCCATATCGCATCAGCCAGGCGCTTCAACTCGGTACATCCTTCAGAGTAGTCAATCATGGTTTCCTTCCTGCCATCAGTTGTTCAGCTGCCATCACCAGTTCACGCAGACAGTCCATCGTCACCACGATGCTCTCACCGTCCTGGTCGATCTTAAAGAACAGATCCCCATCCATCAGCGACTCTGGATAAATGGAGATGTCTGGCGCAATCCCGTCGCCATTCTCTACTTCCAACATCGTCGGTCTGATCATCTCTTCGCCTCGTAATCAGCGCACTTGCGCTTGTATCCGTAGTCACAGTTGATGGCCTGCCACATGGTCTTCGCCATAAAGAACTTCGGCTTGTGCCCCCTGGCGCACACTGACTTCTGATTGATCTTCACGTCCAGGTGTCTGCATTCCGCGCAGTGCCGGGTCTTCATCGCTCCAGCCTCCCCTCGGGGTCTCCTTCCCCGTCGACCGTCATCCCCTCTGCCGGGCATTCGTATGTACTCCACCGATGCCCACAGTCCATACAATCCCTCAGCCTCCACTTCCATCCGTATCTCGTGTCCCTTCTCGATTCCTTCACCTTGCTGTTCCAGCTTCCACACTCAGCACATACACTCACGTCTCCCCCCTGGGCGCCACCACATTCACGTCAATCACACTCGGCTTCTCGTTATCCTCCGGCGCATCCAACAACCCACTGGCCTTCGCCAACAGACGCAGCACCTGAACCTTGTCGAAGAGCTCCAGCTCCAACGTCTGCCCTCCATCCTTGTTCTTCGTCACCTTCACGTTCTTGATCGCGTACAGCGCGTGCTGCGGTATCCGACTCGCCGCCTTCACCCGGACATTGCCCTCATCATCCCAATCCATAATGTCCGTGATCTTCATGTTCGCCATCGCCAACAACTGATACGCCACCGCCTCACGGTTCTGCACAATCGTCGCCGACCGCTCTAACCTCCGCTGCACACTCCTCACCCCACCCCAGCCATTCAGGCTAGGCACCTTCTCACTGATCTTCTTCTGCCCAGCCATGACCTACCTCCTTCAACCATTACTTTGATCGATGCTTCAGCATGGCATCTGCTATTGCATACGCATCAGCAACCAGCATTGCGTCACCCTGCTTTTCCATTGTCTCCAATCCAGACGCACGCCATTGATCGCACCAGTTCGCAGACAACAATCCCTGCATTGCCTTGGCGGCAAAGTAGTCGCGCATACTCATCTCATTCACTAACGGCTCTTTTTTCATCACTTCTCTCCTTAAAACGGAATCTGCTCGTCCGTATCCTTCACCGCACTCTGATGCGCCTGCTGCTGATCCACCGGGTTCCCCAGCTGCAGACTGATCCACTCCTCCCCAGCCTGCGTCTGCTTCCTCCACCCGCTCACATACACCAACACCCCATTCGGCAACATCAACTTCCCAGTCATGTCCGGGCTCCTGTCCGTCTTCTTACTCCGCGCCCGAAACAACTGACCCTGACCAACCCGCAACTCATACGCCATCTTCATCACTCCTCTGTTGTAAAAACATCACCGCGTGCCGTCCTACCGGACAACACCCGTCAAAGAAATTGCTGGGAAAATTTTGGAGAGGCCCCCACCGATACGGGTGGAGGGGGAGGGGGCAAGGGTGCCCGTCCCGCGTCGCCGACCGAGGCACCACCCCTGCCGGCGCTCCCGATCCGCACCAGGCTCGAGCTCCCGCCCGCTGGGGACACGTCGCCTACCCCCTGCCTGTACAAATCCCAATCGTTCGTCTGCGTTCTGTACAAACACGAATAGCGGGCCTATACGCTCCGATCGGTGCTGGCGGCTATGTCCGGTCATCCTGCGCCCCGATCGTCGCCTGTGGGCCGTTGTAGCGCGTCCTGAAGGCGTCTATCGATCAGGTCGAGCACCGCATCCAGCGTCTTCGCCATCCGCGGAGGCTCGAGCCCCTCGGCCCTGTACCGCGCCTGAACCTCGTCGATCAGCGCGTCGAGCTCGGCCGCTGTCGTCAGCATCTCAAGCCCTTTAACACTGTCATCATCAATCGTTTCATTAAACCTATCCCTACAGACTGCTCTTATGTCTTTAGACTCTTTAGCGCAGTCCTGGCTTGCTGAATGGCCCGTTTCCTCATTTGCTCGTATAACTTGCTCAATGGGCTTCCTCTTCATCCCCGCCCGAATGCGTTTGACGGCGATTGTCTCGCCCCCTTCAGGCATCTTGTACGGTGTCTTACTGGCCTGTCCCGCGACGGGTTTGATGACTCCCCGCAGCAGCTTCTCGATCTTCGCCTTCTGTTCTTCCGGTGACATGTTGGCTTCCTTCTCCTTGATGATCGGTGGCCGGCAGTCTTCAATCGTGCTGGCTACCGCGATGGCTTCGTCGGCCGTGATGCGCCGATCGAATACGACACGCAACGTGTTGTTGTGACTTCCCCTGAAGCCGCGGTACGCGACCTCGACGTAACCCAGATCCCGCAAGTTCCTCAGATGCGTGGTGATCACCTGGCGGCTGACCTGGAGCTCCTGCGCCAGGCGCTTCTGCCCAACCCACGTCAGCCCCGCGGCATTGCAGAACGATGAGAGCCCGACCAGCACGCGGAATGACCCGTCAGTGATCTTCCGGTCGAACACCGCCTGCCGCGGAATCACCACCCACGGGTGCCGCTTGACCTCCGCGTCCTTCTGCTTCGGCCGCGGCTTGACCGGCACCGCAACCTCAACCGGCATCAGATCTACTTCGACTTCCACATCTTCACCATCAGTGCCCGCAGCTGGTACGCCGCAACCTCGCCCCTGTGCTTCTGCACCTCGAGCAGGTATCTGGCCTTGGTCATCTTCGTTGACCGGGGGCCGACCTTGTCAGGAAGCGTCATCGCCCACCTTGCCTCGCACCAGGCTCGGTACGCTTCGCTCTGACTCCCAACCGAGCGGCCATCCGGCAGGTTGATCACCCTGGCGTTGCTGTGCACGCTCCCGCATCCGTGACACGCAAGATCCACAGATCCAGCGCCGGTGCAGGCCTCCGTTTCTGATCCTCCAGGCGCCACCGTTGAGGAGCCCGTTTCGCATCTGGCAATGACTGCAGAATCTCGTCCCATCACTCACCTAAGCACCTCATGCGCGTAAACCTCCGTTCTCACGTCTGTGCTGTAGGCCTTCTCAACCCTCAACCTGCAGACCTGCTTGTCGTCCTCGTAGAGCACCCCGTTGCAGGCGTCCAGAACGGCCTTGGCGACGTTGTCGAGATCCGGCTTACCCGGAACCTCATCGCCACGCTTTGCGGCCTCCTGGCGGCGTTTAGGCCAGCTGGCAGGGATCGGCGCGAAGATCACGATCCGCACCGACCACGGGTGAGGCGAGGGCAGCACATTGCCCATCGCGTTGTGCGCGGCCTCGGCCACCAGCTTTTCCCAGGCCACCGTCTTGGCTGGCGTGTACATGCGCGGCCTGCCTGCGATCGTACTGACCCTCGGCCGTCCCTTGCCGACTGCCGGGCCATCGACCGTGAAGTAGACCGCCAGGCTCACGCAAAGATTCCTTCGCGCTCGGCCCACTGACTGAGCAGCACCAGCTCAACCTCGCGCACCGCTCGCGGATCGGATCCGAGCCCCAACCACTGCGTCAGGACGTGAGCGTCGTAGTCACCCTTCCATTCGACGTGGCAGCTATGGTGCAGGGTGCTCTCTCGCGCATAACGAATTTTCCGAACGACATACCGGGTGCCGCCAGGCGTCTCGTGGCACCGCCGGATGAAGACGTATCGCTCGCCAGTACGCTTCAGGATGAAGACCTGGCCCGGCTGCAGGTTGCGCACTCGCCTGATCATTGCCGGCCAGCCAGCAACCGCTCAATGCGCTGATGCACGTCGCTGTAGCGGCTCGACAGATGCGTGCGTATGAGCTCATCGATGATGCTGGCCCGACTGCGGCGCTGATCCTCGGCGGCCTTGTCCAGCATCTCCCTGGTGCTGGGCTTCAGCCTGACCATGAAGGGCTTGTAGGGCTCGATCTCCATCGGCCTTCCTTGTATCAATGTGATGCCGCGATGATACACCCCGAGTGTTGCCTCAAATGCAACGGATTAGGGTTTGCCTTACTTGCCACTGGCGTTTGGCTATTTGACAAGTCGAAAAAAACCATGCGAGTATCTGTCTCAGCGGTATCGCAGTGATATCGCAGACCACCCGGAAAGAGGAGTCTGAACATGACCAAGCAAGAGCAGCAACTCATCGATGCCATCAAGACGATCCCAGGGTTCAGTGTGATCCCAGGTCGGAATAGCAGCAATGTCATCGTCGTGCATACCCGTGCAAACGGAGTCAGCCAGAGAAGCGTATGGCTCGACCGCAGCCATACGATTGAAAGCCTGCAAGAGATCCTCGACAAAGCGATTGCCGAGAGCTTCATCGGCAAGAAAATCGTTCACATGGGTCACGCCTGGGAAGTTATTGGCACCGGCGCACAGCGCGACGGCAATACCTTCTGCCATCTGGCGAACCTGTATCAGTTCCGTCAGCAAAAAAACGGTCGCGTGCCAGTTCAGATTGCCGACTGGGTCGACACCGCAGTGCTCAAAGCGTCAAAGGCCTGATCATGCGCATCCTGGCCATCCTCGCGTTCATCGCACTCGGCGCCGGCCTCGGCGCCGCCTTCGCCACCGGGTCACCTTGGGCGCTCGTGCCCGTGCTCCTGCTGGCCCCGTTCGTCATCCGCTGACCCCAGAAAGAGGGCAACACCATGACCAAGTTCGTCGCCTATTTCCGCGTCTCCACCGAACGCCAGGGCCAGTCCGGCCTCGGCCTCGAGGCCCAGCAGGCTGCGGTCAAGCAGTACGCTGCAGACATCACCCACTCGTTCACCGAGATCGAGTCCGGCAAGAACGATGACCGGCCCCAACTGGCCGCAGCCATCGCTATGTGCAAGCGTACCGGCGCCGCCCTGCTGATCGCCAAGATCGATCGCCTGTCCCGCCAGGCTGCGTTCCTTCTGACGCTCCGCGACTCTGGCGTGCAGATCGTCGCTGCCGACATGCCGCACGCCGGCACCCTTGAGTTCGGCATCCGCGCAGTGGTCGCCCAGCATGAGCGCGAGGAGATCAGCCGCCGCACAAAAGCCGCCCTGCAGGCCGCGAAGGCCCGTGGCGTGAAGCTCGGGTGCCCGACCCCCGAGCGCGGCAGCGCCGCCGGTATCGCTGCCATCCAGGCCCGTGCCAGTGCCTACGCTACGCGCCTGGCGCCGATCGTGGCCGACATCAAGCGTGCCGGCTGCACCACCCTTCGCGAGATCGCTGCAGCCCTGCAAGCACGCGGTATCGCAACCCCCCGCGGCGGCAGCAATTGGGCGCCGTCGCAAGTTCGCAACCTTCTGGAGGCCTGCAATGCGTGAGTCAAAACCACTGTCTAAGGTGCCGATTGGCACCGGCTACCGGCCGGAGCTCCGGCACAAACCAACCTGGGAGGAGCTTGAGATCCAGCACTACCTGCTGCGCAAGCCTGGCGGCAAGCGTCGTCTGTCTGACGGGTTCATCGCGGTGTTGTGCATAGTTGGACTCATGCTGCTGGGGCTCATGCTATGAGCCTCGACGGTCGGACAATCAAAGAGCAGCAGATGGGCCTGTTCGAGGTGCAGCACGCTGACCTGCTCGAGCGGTGCCGGGCAGCGGCCATCGTGTTCGCCCGCCAGCACGGTTTCGTCAGTATCAATGAAGTACGCGAGGCCGTCACCCTGCCGCCTGGCATTCACCCTAGCCTGCTGGGCGCGGTCTTCCGCACCCGCCAGTTTCGCGCCATCGGATACACCGAGGCGCATCACCCGGCCGCGCACGCTCGAGTCGTGCGGGTCTATGCTTTACAGGAGACGCACGATGGTCAGCAAAGTAACCCCCGATGACATGCTCAGCGCCAGCAGATTGCCGGCGCTCATGGGGCTGTCGAAGTACCGTTCGCCGAACGATGAGCTCCAGTACAGCATCGGCGCCATGCAGGGCGAGAACGTCCGATCGGATGGCAACGAAGCGATGGCCTGGGGCAATGAGCTCGAGCCCATTATCCTGCGCGAGGCCGCACGCCGGCTGCGCCTGATCGACCTGGTCACCGATCACCCTGCTGCCCGCTATCACCCCGACGTGCCGCTCTGCTGCAGCCTGGACGGCACCGCTGACGGTGGCGGGCAGATCATCACCACTGACCCGGACGCCGGGATCTACGTCATCGGCCAGGATCAGATCGAACTTGTAGGCACAGGCGTGCTCGAGGCCAAGCTGACCAGCGTCAGCCCGGAAGACACGCCAGCCCTGTACCGTGGCCCGATCCAGCTGCAGGCCCAGATGGACATCATCCAGGCCCGCTGGGGCTGCATCGCCGTGCTCTATCAGGGCACCGAGCTCCGGCTATTCCTTTTCGCTCCGCACCAGCCGCTCGTCGACCGGATCTATGGCCTGGCCACCGACTTCCAGCGCCGGCTGGATGTCTGGAAGAAGAAGCAGATCATCGACTGGTATCAGCCGATCAACAGCAAGGATGCCGATCGCATGTTCCCGCAGGCCGATGAAGCATCGATCGATTTGGGCAGCGAGGGCGAGCGCCTAGCGCGAGAAATTCTCGAGGCCAAGAAGACGATCACCAAGGCATCCGCTGACCAGGAAGAGGCCGAGAAAAAATTGAAGACGATGCTGCGCACTGCCAACCGTGGCACCGCCGGCAACCTCGAGATCAAGTGGCCGATGCGCAACTACGCTGCGACGCCGCAAAAAATCGTCCCCGCAAAGGCTGCGTACAGCGTTCGACAATCCACTTTATCAGTGAAGGAAATGAAATGACACTGACTACCCATCGCGGGTTCGCACCCGCAACCCTGACCGAAGCCATGCAGTTTAGCGAGCACCTGGCATCGAGCTCGATGGTGCCCAAGGCGTACCAGGGAAAACCCGCAGACATCCTGGTTTGCGTGCAGTGGGGCTATGAGATTGGCTTGGCCCCGATGCAGGCGCTCCAGAACATCGCAGTCATAAACGGCAAGCCCAGCGTGTACGGTGACGCTGCGCTCGCCCTGGTGCAGGCCTCGCCGCTCTGCGAGGGCATCGATGAGCACATCGAGAACGAAGGCACCCCGAACCCCAGCGCCGTCTGCATCGCCAGGCGCAAGGGCCGGATGCCGGTGATTGCCAGGTTCAGTGTCGAGGATGCCAAGAGAGCGGGGCTGTGGGGCAAGGCCGGCCCCTGGCAGTCGTATCCCAAAAGAATGTTACAGATGCGTGCCCGTGGGTTTGCCCTGCGTGACGCCTTCCCTGACGTGCTGAAGGGCTTGATCACCGCCGAGGAGGCCCAGGACTACCCGGCCGATGAGCCCCGCAAGATGCGCGACATCACGCCCACGAAGCCGGCCAACCCGCTCGATGCCATCGCCCCGCCGGCGCCGCCACCGCCCGTTGAGGTCGAGCCCGTGGTGCAGACCAGTGACCCGATCGTCATCGCCGAGCAGATGGCCGACACGGTGGAGCAGCTGGTCAACCAGGCGCAGGAGGCCGGCATCGAGATCGTCGAGGTCGAGACAATCACCGAGGAGGAGCTCGAGCGCGAGGCCATCATCGCCGAGTCAGGCAACCCGCCTCGCCACCCAGGTTTCGCGCTGATGGTGCCGGGCAGGGAAGAGCCGCTGGCGTCGTATCCTACGATCGAAGGATGGTACGAAGCCTATGAGGCGCTGGCAGACAAGACCGCCAGGGCTGGCCGCGCTGCTGCTCGCACCAGGATGACCAAACTCCGCGAGCTCCGCGAGGCCAACGAAGGTCAGCTGGGGCGCCTGCCGCTGGCCCTGAAGCCGATTCACATGGCCAAGTACAACCAGCGCCTGGCCGCGCTGGGCGCGACCCTGACGCCCGAGGAGCGGGCTGCAGAATCAGGCCAGGCTGCTGCCTGACCCTTCGGTCATCTTGCCGGCGGCGCTGGCCACCTCGGTCACCCGCCGGCCCCATCCCTTGCCGAACGTCTCCCAGGTCGGCAGCGCCTGCAGAAACTCCAAACGCTTCGCTTGGTATTTGGACACGATCTCATCAGCAGGCATGGCCGCGACAGCCCGCAGCGTGCCAGGCCCGATCACCCCATCATCATCGGCGCCGACCACCTGCTGCAGGAACTTGACCGCACGGCCTGGGCCGCTGTTGATCCCGCAGTCGAAGACCGCGTAGTCGACACCAGCCGGCAGGTCGTCACCCCGCACCCGATCCCAGTACCGCTGCTTGTAGAGCGGCGCCACCATCTCAGGTGTCAGGCTGCGCATCTCGGCCTCGTCGACCGGGCGCTTGACCCACTCTTCCCATACGCGCTGCGTCACGCCCCTGTTAGTTCGGCCCCCTGGGTCTTTCGGGTGGTCAACGTAGCCGCCCTCGTGGTGCAGCACTGCCGCCAGCGCAGACTCGAAGTTCTCTTTCATTTCTTCGCCTTCATATCGATGATCTTCTCGAGCGTGCGGCCGCCAAAGTAGAAGGACATGATCAACATGCCCCACTGACCCAGGAGCTCGACGTAGTTCTCGTTGGTGTTCTTGCCGAACGCGCTCATCATGGCGAAGGTGAAGTAGCCCGCCAGGATCGCGATCAGCGTCATCGGCCTGATGTTCTTCGATAGCCAGCTGTCGCTGCCCATGTCGGCCTTGAGCCGCTCGGTCAGATTGTTCTGCTCGAGCTCGAAGAGCTTCGTCTCGTTGGCCATCTTCGCGAGCTCGCCGTCCTGGTGGAGCTTCGCGAGCTCGGCCTGGGCTCTCGCCTTGGCCTCCGGGTCAGGCAAGACCCTGTCGAGGATCTTGCCGCCTACCTCAAGCAGTGGGCCGAGCGGCAGCATCGTCCTTCTCCTTGCCTATCATGTTAGCCGCGGCGTAGGCACCCTTGCGCCCGACGATCCCGCCGACCGCGCCGATACACAAAAGCATCACGTCCTTGAGAATTGCCAGGAAGGCCTGGTCGATCGGGCTGATCTTCTCCATGTCGTGCTCGACGAACATCACGCCCAGGATGATGCCGACCACACTGGTCACCAGGATGCCGGTCAGCGCCAGCACGATGATGGCCCAGACGCGCACCTCGATCTCTTCTGTCGACATCTTCATTGGCTCACCTCCGCAAGCGTTGCCATCAGCAACACGATGAAGATCATCAGAAACGCTAGCCATTTCATTGCCCTGGCCACGCATCGATGATGTAGTTGACCAGGTGATACAGGATGATCCCGCCGGTACCGACCACGGTGACGATGAGCATCCGCTCCTTGCGCTGCTTCAGCTTCCGCGCTGCGTCTTCCTCGGCCTTACGCTTGGCTGCGATCTCAGCAGACTTGCGACGCTGCACCACTGCGTTGTGCTCGCGCTGGATCTCATCCCAGACATCAGACTGACCTGACCAGACCAGAAACTGCTTGAGCTCCTCGGTCATCTCGCGAACCTTCTTGGCCGCGATGACAGTCTCTAGCGCCTCGCTCATGGCGCTCTTCTGCTTCTCCGGCGGCAGCTTCGCCCGCTCTTCGGTGCTGGCCTTCTGGATCTGATCCTGGGCATCGAAGAGTTGCATGAACTCGCCAAGGCATTCCTTGGCATCGCGGCCGACTTGGATCGCCTGCTTGATGCCAGCGACAGCGGCCTGGGCGGCGGCTAGGGCGACCGCAACCTCAACCATGTCAGATCTTCAGCACCAGACTAAGCAGCAGCAGGATGATCGCGCCGGCAGCGCCGATCAGAATGTGCTCGATGCGCTTGAGCCTGGCGTTGATGCCGTCATACCTGACCGCGCAAACCTCTTCGTGCGTCATTAACCGAGCCTCCACTTCATTTGCCGTCGCCATCAATCACCTCATCACGCAGGGCGCTGTTTCGTCAAAAATAGTCTGCGTATTTTGCCTGGTTCCTCATCATCGTTGGCGTCATCACGTCTTCGATGTATGTCTTGGCAGCACCGGCTGCGAGCGCATATGAGTTGAACTGAGTCGCACGCAGCGCATCCAGCGCGGTGACTGATCCACTGTTGTCGATGTCACCCAGGCGCCGGCCACTGATCAATTCGTTGAAGATTGTCTTGTGCGGCTCGATGTTTGCAACCGCATCGGTGATGCCCTGCGCGATCTTTGAATAGCTTGGATACTGCGCAACCAGTTCGTATGTCTGGCCGTTGCTGACGTACAGTTTTTGCACGCGCCGCCAGCTGGTTCCGTTCCACGCATAGGCGATGTTTGGTTTGACGTAACTGCTGCCATTGCTGACCCACAGGTTGTCGTATGGGTACGGCATGTCAGACCTTCAGCCAGAGCGTTCCTGACGCAGTCGCAGCCCCAGATGGTTCGCTGGTGCTAACAATTGCCGGCGTCGAGTATGTGATCGAGTCAGAGCTCACCACCGTGATCTCGTCATTCAGCGAGAGCGCGGATGTGAATGTGATGCTGACGCCGTTTGTTGCGGTGTAATCGTTGGGGTACAGCAGCGCGCCGTTGACGTACACCTGAACCTGGCCGACTAGGTAGTTGACTGATAGGAGCGTCTGGCCTGCGGTGGCCAGCGATGTCTGCACGATCAAAGCGCCAGTCTTGAGGATCTGCCAGCCAGTGCTCGTCCGGTACTTGACTACTTGCGACGTGCTGTTGAAGTACAGGTCGCCGTTGACCATCGCCGTGCCATCCGGCCTGGTGGTCGGGTCTGACGTGTAACTGCCGTAGTAGAGCGTATTCGGGGCGCCGGCTGATGCTGTCGGATTGCCGTTAGCGTCGAAGGATAGGTACTTGTTCGCCCTGGTCGTGCGACCAGGCAGCGTCATGTTGATGCTGGTCGGGTCTGTCTGCGGTGCCTGCAGCGCACGGCCCAGTCCTTCGGCATTCTGCTGCGCGAAGATCGTCTGCTGGTCGAGCTCGTCGTTTAAGGTATTGGCGAAAAAATCACCGCCGGTCACGAAGTCGGTGGTGCGGCTGATCGTCCGGTTGCCGACGATCGCGATCTGAGTGGCGCCTGTTGGCGTGGCCGTCAACGTCACAAACCCGGTGCCATTGGAGTTGATCGTGACTGTGTAATTCGTGGTCAGTGTCAGTAGCGTGTCGTCGCGATAGACCGCAATGTCGGTCGCGGCCAATATCTCGAACGTGAAGTTGTACGGGCCGGTGCCGCTTGCCGCGTAGACCACGCGCCTGGTGACGTTGTTGATTGGGACGCCCATCGCTCAATCCTCGCTATTGGTTACTTGACGTAATTGCCGAGCCTGGCCTGGCGGCGCTGCGCTGCCTCGACGCGCCGCTCGATCGCCGGCCCGAACTTGCTGTTCATCACCAGATCCTGCTGCGCTGCCTTGACGAAGCTGCTGTACACGTCGCGGATGTTGTTTTGCTGCACGTTTTTTTCGTCACCGGTAAACCCTGGCGTGTTGTAACGCTCAACAATTGCTTGTTGCAAGTTGATGCTTTTCATCTCTGTCTTGCCGGTCTTCTGATTGATGACTGGCGCTTCAGTTGTAAGCCGGCCCAGCTGCTTCATCATGTAGGAGTATTCCTCGACCTCCAGCTTGATGTTCACGCCGCCGAGCTCGAGGTTCATGTCCGGCTTCTTGATCGGCATCCCAAGGCTGATAACGATCTTGTCAGCCGGCCGTTGCTTGGTGGTGCTGTAACGCACGCCGGTCATCGACGCAAGCCAGGGATTGGCCGGATCGACATCGTTCATCACCTCGCCAAGGTAGTCGTACTGCGGCGGCAGCGACTCACTGAGCACCGGCGTCCTGGCGATGCTGCGGTTCAGCCCCTCGTAGAATCCCTTGATAACGGTCGGCACGTTGGGTGACTCTGCGGTCATGCGCTTCGTCGGGTCATAGCCGCGCTCGATCATTGCCCTGGCGCTCGAGAAGATCCCGACCGGCGAACCCTCAACCGTGTACTGAGCTGCAGTTCCAGCCAGTCCGTCGAGCGCATTCTTGAAGGCCTGCTTCGGATTCGGGATCGTGGCGCTGAATGCGCCGGCAATCGAACTGATGCCCTGCACGAACGGCATCTGGCCGACGTAGCCATAGAGACCCCAGGCCGCGCCGAGAAGAATCTCGCCGACCTTGTCCTGATCATCTTCGTAGCGGGCATACTCGACCGCATCAGCAATCATGGCCATCGGTGCGCCAATCGGATCGATGCCACGGAAGGGGACGTACAACCGGCCATCCTTTCCGACAGACGGATCGATCCGCATCCCGCGCAGATATTTGACAAAATCTGGATCCCACTCGCCCTCTTGGAAGACGAATGAGTAGGGACGCCAGCCGCTGTCCAGGTAGACCTTGCGCAGGTTGTTGTCGCCAGGCCCGCCGCCGGTGATCCGGCCATCGGCGACGTAGCTGCCAGCGCCCATCATGATCGCCGTGCCCATGCCCCACTTGGCTACCGCGAGCTCGCGCTGCGCCCCGCCTGCAGCGAAGTCCTGGCGAAACTGCTTGGACATCGGGGCGAAGGCACTGTGCTGCATCCCCTCGCTCACCACCCAGATCGGCGTCTTCACGAACGGCATCACGATCCGGCCCAGCAAATTGTCCTGCGCGAGCTCTTGAATGCGGGCTGCGCTGCCGGTCAGCTTGCGGCTGAACGTGATCATGTGGCTGAAGTCTTGCGCCAGGGCATCGAGCTCTGCAGGGGGGTCTGAGAGGATCTCGCCCATGCGCTTGAGACCCAGCTGCTCGGCCTGCTCTCGCGTGGCGCCGCCTTCGATTGCCGCCCGCTTGGCCTGCTGCTCGGCACGATAGGCCTGGGCATAGAGCTCGGCCCGGTAGCCCATCGTCTTGAAGACCTCGTCCATCGCCATGATCGGGCGACCGCCCAGCAGCGTGACGAAGTTGGCGTAAGCATTGATGCCCTTGACCAGCGCCTCTGTCTCGATGCCGTAGTCCTTCGCATCGAAGATATGGTACTGGCCCTCGAGCTTCTTGCCGGCGTCGCTGATGAGCTCGGATCCGGCCCGCATCTCGCGGGTCGTGCCAGTGCGGAGCGCCGTGCCGGCCAGGCTGAAGCCCTCGCGGATCGCGTGAACCATGCCGGCCACCATCGCCGCAGACTCGCCGAGCTCGACCTCCGCGCTCATGCCGACCGCACGCTTGGCAGAGCCGCCCAAACCGGCCAGCGCCCTGGTGGCCACCGAGCTCGCCAGGAACGTGGTGTTGCTGGTCAGGTTGACGACATGCGTACCAATGCCTGACAGCAGGCCATTCTTCCAGGTGCGATCCCACAGATCCGCAATCAGGCCCACCTTGCTGGCCTTGTTCAGCAGACCCTCGCGGGCACCTTCGTCCTGCAGCTGGACAAACTTCTCGACCAGGATCTTGAGCTCGGGCGCGACCTTCGGATCGGCCAGCATCTGCTTCATCTCGGCATCGCCTGGCGCCGGGATCTTCGCGGCCGATGCGTCAGCCAGGATGTCGGCAGCACGCTCCTCGGTCACCTGCAGGCGACCGACCGCAGTGGCCTGCGCGGCCCGCGTGCGCGACAGCACATAGGCCTCGTTGATCTGGTTCTGCAGGCTCAAGCGATAGAGCAGCTGCGCCTGCAGGTCAGCGTCGTCAGGGTTCAGGTAGGAGCGCCGCGCCAGGTCGTAGAAGCCCTTGGCATTCTGGTAGCTGGCAAGCCGCAGCCGCACCATGTCGACTGGCAGCTTGCCGTACTGCTCCTTCATGATCTGCAGGTCGCCCAGCAGATTGCCGTCGAAGCCCTTGCGCTTGGCCTCGGCGAGCGTCTGCTCCCAGGTCAGGCGCTCAACCTGCAGCCCGCTCGACTGCGCGAGCGATTCGACCGTCTGCTTGAAGTCTGCAGGCCCATCGATTCGGTTCAGGTTGATCAGCGTCTCGGGAGGAGCGCCGGCAGCGGGCGCCGTTTCAATCGTTGCTTCGATCTTCTGCAGCTGCTGCGGCAGGTCACCGACCTTCGGCTGCGGCGCAGATACCTGTGGCAGGGCCGTACCGGGCGCAGGAGGCGCTGCCGTGGTGCCGGGAGGGATAGCGGTAGGGTTGGGCTCGACAGGCGCCTGGATGGCCTTCTTTGCGGCCCGCCCTTCGCCAACCAGTTTGGCGCCGCCAACGATGATGTCGCGAAGCCCAGCGACCTGGACGACATTGTCGTCGCCGGTCTCGGCCGGCTCGAACGCGGTGATCGGTTCGTCAGGCTCGGAGCTCGCCACCCGCTCCGGCAGGATCTTGCTGAGTCGCTCTTCGACCGGCTGATTGGAGATGGCCATCACTGCGCTCCAGGCTGCGGAGCGCGACCGCCCCGAATTTGCCGACCGATTTTAGCCGCCGATTTTCCGGTTGCTTTTGCGACATCAATCGCAGTCTTGCCGGCTCCAAATATTTCGCCAACCGTCTCTGACACCTTTGCGCCCTCGCGCCGGATCTCATCGGTCTCGCCGGCTGGCACCAGCGGGATGCCCAGCGTCTCGTCTAGGAACTTCCTGACATCTTCAGTGGTCGGCAGGATCGTCTTGCCCTGGGTGCCGCGCAGGAACGCATCAAGCCGGTCTTCGCCTTGCTGCGGGCTGATCGCTGCAGCGATGCCGCGCCCCAAGCTGATCAGATCGCCAGGCATCCCGATCGTGCCCTGAACGGCACCCTTCGCCAGGCCTGCAGGAACGTCTGCTGCCATCTTGCCGAATGTCGACAGTGGAATGTTCTTGGCATCCGGCGGCAGCGTGCCGACCGTGGCGCCGAGCGCCGCTTCTTGCAGATCCGGCGCAGCTGCCTCGGGCGGGATCTCCGGGTAGCTACCCTGCAGGTAGTTGTCGACGATGCGCTGCTCGAGCGGAGAGTAGGGGGTCATCGCGATACTCCACGCAAGATGCGCTGATGCCGCTGCAGATAATCAATGTCATCTGGCCGTAGTTTTCCGTACCGCGTCGCCAGGTCGTCAAGGTTGGTGTTCTCGTCAATCGTGACACCGGCCGGCAGCTTCTTCTCTTTGATCAGATCGGCCACCGTCGATGCGATTGCAGTGCGTGCGCGTTCCTTGTTTTTATCAACACGCTCGGTCTGGTTGTACTGCTCCACCGCCTGGCGTGACAGATCCCGGTAAGGCGCCTGTTTCAAAGATGGATTCTTTAAGCGCCAATCGTTGACCAGCGTGTTGTATATGTTGTCAATCGCTTCCTTCTTGTCGATCTTGAACTGGTCATCCTTGCTGGCAAACACACTCTGCACATCAGGAACACCAGCAGACTGACGAATGAATCTCTGGGCTTCGACCTGGTCTTTTTCAGTTCGATTGATCAGCCGCCGATTGAGATCAAGGAACTGCTGACCGTTCAAACCGGCTCTGTTTGATTCCCTCATCAAGACATCAAAATCGACAATAATTCCATTATCAATCGCGGTCTCAATGGTGGCCTGATCGTATTTGCTTCCAGGTCGTTGTTGCGGATCTATAACTTTTTCAAGTTGTTCTATACCCATCACGCGAAGCTCGGCCATTGGTCGAGATAGCTCACGCTTTCTCGCTGGGCTTGTAGCAGGGTCAAAGTACTCTATTGCTAGAGCATTGAATTCTATTTCGCGTCTTCTTTTATCGAGCTTTTCATCATCGTCGCGCTTGGCGATCCTGGCAGACACTTCGGCGCGGAAGTTCTTGATGATCTCGTTGGTCGCCGCCGGATCCAGCGTCTTGATCGCGTTCATCATCGGCGTGAACTTGTCATCGAACAGCATCGCGCCAGACCGCAGCGCGTTGATCGTTCGCGTCGTGTCTTGGAAGTAGCGATCGTCCTCCATCAGCTTGGTGGTGATCGCGTTGACCTGCGCGGCCATGATCGCGTTCTGGATCTTGGTGCTGTACTCGCGCTGAACGGCAACATCGCCGAGCAACATGGCTGCATCGGTCACGTTCTTGCGATGCACCTCGGCCCGCTGCAGGAATGTGTCAGGATCTTGCATCGCCTCGGCGAACATGAGGCGCTGCGAGTTGTCCATGTACTGATCGATCTTGATGCGCCGAATAGACTGTTCGCGCTTCAGCTGCTCCTCGTAGGCAGCATTGACCACAGCATTGCCGTGCGTGGCCATCGTGGCGCGGAACTTGAGCGCGGCCTCCGGGTCGGCAGAGGCGAGCGCCTTGGCGTACCCGTTGCTGATCGTGGCAATTCTCTGGCTGATCTCTTCGCCGGTGACCTTTCCGGCTTTGACATCGGCCAGCATCTTCACCAGTTCGTTCTTGCCCTCCATCTCGAAGTGAGACGCGAGCTCGAAACTGCGGGCCTTGCGCAGAGCCTGGCCAAAGATGCTGCCCTGCAAGCCAGCATCCATCGGCAGGCCATTCTTGGCCATCTCGATCTGTTCCGGCGTGATCGGGTTGTCTGCAGCGAACTGCATCGCCTCGATCGGCGCCAGGCGCCCAGCCTCTTGGAATGCGCTTGCGCTCATCCGGTCAAGCATCTGGGCAAGCGTGCCAGCCTGTTGCGCTGCAGCCCTGGCCGCTATTGGTTCGACCTGGCCTGGGCTGACCTGCGCCATCGGCACGCCGCCCTGCGCCCCGCGCAGCATGATCTGACCGCCTTCGATAACCGGGAGCGTTGCCATCAGACTGTCCTTGCAAACCTGGTGCCGCCCTCGAGCAGCGTAGCCCCGGCCATCAATCCACCGGTGCGGCGCGTGATCGCTGCTGCAGACTCAAGACCGCCGGCAGCACGCTTGGCCTGGAACATGTTCAGATAGTTCTGGTATTCGGTCGACTGCAGCATGGCCGTCGCATCCTCGAACCCGAGCACGCGAGCGGTCAGCGCATTCAGATCGGCAATGCCGACATCGCGCATGGTCGCCGCCACGTTCTCGATCTGGACGCCCGCTGCGCTGCCTTCGCCGAACGCCACGCCTGCAGCAGCTGCTCGAGCTCGAGCTGCAGCATTGGCACGGCGCATGTTCTTGAGCAAGGTGTTGCCAGCGATCTGGTAGTTCTGGGCCTCCATCTCGGCCCGCTTGAGCGCCCGACCAGCCTGCACCTGGGCATAGGTCTCGGCCATCTCGGCGCGAACCTCGGCCACCGCGAGCGTGTCGCGGGCCTGCACCAGGTAGGCGGTCTGCTGGTTGATGGCCTGCGCCATCTGGGCCTGCGCCGCACCATAGGCACCGATGAGCCCGGCTGCGGCGTTCATCTGTCCCGCGCTCACGTTGAAGCCTCCGGCTGCAGCTGGTGCCACGCCGGCGCCTGGATCGTATCCTCCTGCTTCGGCTGCCATGTCAGGTTCCTGAGTAGACCGCGATGCGGTAGTCAAGACCGAGCAGCGTCATCTTGAGCGGCAGGGTCTGCTCGATCTCGATGGCCTGTTCGCGGTCGTAGCCCAGCACGCCGTTCACGCGCTTGATGCCGGTAAAGGTTGGAACCGGCTCATCCAGCAGCGGGTTGTCCATCAGCCGGAACGCGACCGGCTGGTCATTGATCACAAGCTCCTGAGTCTCTGACACGATCGCGTTGATCTCGACGATCCGCTTCTTGAAGCTGATGCGCGACCCGGTCTGCAGTTGGATCTCTGCCGGCATCGTCTTGCAGTAGACCGTGAAGGGCAGGCCGACCTCGTAGGTGTAGACCGATGCCCGGTCGAACGTCACGGTGCCAGCGGCGCTCACTTCCTCGTCGCCCTGCGGCACCCCGTCGCAGATCACGTTGACGATCTCATTGATCATCGGCAGACCAGACGCGCCAGATGCAGCGCCGCCGGTGACCGCGCAGTCGGTGTACAGGTTGTCGTCGAAGAGCTCGACGAAATACTTCGGCCCACCATGCTCGAGCAGCATCGGCTCACCGTCCTCGGTCAGCAGGTGACTGCCGCTCTCAAGCAGCAGGTCTGCAGCCGCGATGCGCCTGGTCACCGTGTAGATGTCGGTCACGTCGATGCCGACATCGATGAAGTCGCCAGTGGTGATGTACTCGGATGGCGCAGTGATCTGCTGGCTGCGCATGACGCTGAACGCTGCCATGCTGCCGTCGTCGGTGTTGGTGATCAGCAGCAGGTCACCTTCCTCGGTGCTGGTCGCCCTGCGCATGGCGATCCGCTGCGGCCCCTTCAAAAGGTGGCCAGACAGCAGCGAGATCCTCTGGGTGATGTACGTCAGCTGCGTGTCGTTGAAAACGAACTCGTTGAGCGACTTGCCCTGGCGCTGGATGTAGACCGATCCCGACTCGAGCGCCTGCACCCGCGTGCCAGGCTTGATGCCGTTCTTGCTCACGTTCTTGAACGTGAACGTCAGCGGCGTGATTGGATCGCTTCCCTGCTGCGGGACATAGAACTCGCCGCCGGTCGTGAACACCTGGAAGTCGCGGCCGCTGATGATGTCGGTGATGACGTTCAGGTCGTTGGTGTCGAGCGTGGCCTCGAGCGCGTCATCGTCCAGGTTCTCGGTCGGGACGAAGTCATAGAAGAGGCCGATCTTCGAACCCCAGATGGTGCTCGGCCGAGACTTGCTGCCGCCAAAGTACAGGCGCCCCTCGTGGAACGTAACCGTGCGCGGCCATCCCTTGTCTGAGCTCCAGACATCCACATACCCGTGCTCGAGCTCCCAGCGGCCAGCATCGATCGCGCTGGCGTTGAAGAATGGGTACTCGGTCACCGCCTCGACCACCGTGCTCGAGACGTAACGCAGGATCCTGGCGCGGCCCTGCGGGCTGGCGTTGACGTACTGGTTGACCGACTGCGTCGTCCAGGTCGTGATCTCGTAGTTGCTGGTGGCATCAGGCGCCGTCGTCCAGGCTTCGGCAACCGTCGCGACTTTGGTGCTGCCGACATAGTCCTCGATCAGCCTGATCTGGCCCGAACCCGTGCCGCTGGTGATCGTGACGTACATGCCGTTGTAGACATCGTCGGTGGCGCTCGCGGTCGACTTCAGCGTGATCGTGGTCGTCGATCCGGCCTGCGCTGCGCCACTGTCGTGGTGAGTCGTCGAGGCCGTCAGCGTGATGTTGCCGCTCACCGCGCTTGGCGTGAGCGTCGAACCGTTGTTCGTATGGAAGTCGATGTTGAAGGCGTACTTCGGGATCGAGTCGAACGTAATCGTCGTGGCCGTCCAGGCCGTGTCGCTGGTGCGCGTGATCCGCACCGGCTGCAGATCCGGGTGGACAACGATCAGCGTGTCAGCCGACTGTGTCCAACACATGTCGTCGACAATGCTGCTGCCAATGCTGGTCGTCAGGTAGTTATTGCCGCTGCCGTTGATGTTGGTCTGCACCACGCCGTTCTTGATGATGTACATGCGGTTGTGCGTGAACACCAGCATGTAGGAGTCATCGACCGAGAACTGGAACGGCACCAGGCGCACGCCGTTGCCGGCGCTGCTCGCCCCGCTGTTGGGGAGCTCGAGGATGTACTTGGTGCCTGGCCGGCGCTTCAACCCACCCTGGGGCTGGATCAGCACATTGGTAGCCTTGGCCAGCGCGTTGTTGTAGGCCTGCAGATCAACCCGTGCACGCAGCAGCGGATCGAGCTCACCCGTCGAGAAGTTGCTCTGCAGTTCGACAAATCGCGGCACGTCAGTACCTCACGGCCACTAGTGTGTAGTCTTCAATCACCCGGCTCGGGTTGCCCTGCGCATCCATCTGCGTGGCCTGCCGGAAGTACCCGCCGCGCATGTTCTCAGCCGGGTCACCCAGCGCCACCCGCTGCCAGCGCAGCGACTTGTCGGCCTGCTCGGTGATCGCCTCGGCAATGTGCCAGGCCATCTGGTACTTGAGCAGCTGCACGAAATACTGCGGCATCGCGTACTCGGGCACGCTGTACTGGTAGTCGATATAGACCGCTGGCAGGTTGGTCAGCAGCTGGTCGCCCTGGATCTCCCAGTCCTTCTGGACGGGTGAGCCCACATTGGCGCTTGCGTAGACCGCGAGCGGGTTGCCCAGCCGATCGCCAGGCAGTTGGTATGCGTAGCGCCAGACGCTGCTGGGTGCGGTCACCAGCTGCGCGAGCGCAATCTTCTTCACCGAGAAGCTCCACCGATACATCGTCAGCGTCGTGTCTCGGACATTGGGGTAGAGCCGGTCACAGACCGAACTCGCATCGGTGCCGTCGTTGAAGCTGGTGATCGCCCGTGCGCCCAGCAGCAGCAGCGCGTCCGAACAGATCCTGACTCCTGTGTCACCTGCAGCCATTGCGGCCCCTCAATGTGAAAATGGCCAGCCGCTGTCTAAGACAGAAGCTGGCCATCCAACAGACACCCTCGCTTAGTCGCCGTCAGTAGCCGACAACGTGGTGCCATCCGTTACGTCCACCACGCCAGAAGAGTTGGAGACGACATACACCAGAGTGACAACGGCGGTCGAACCCGTCGAAGTCACGCAGTGGATGATGTCGCCAACCTCGAGCGTGTTGGCAATCGAGTTGAAGTACCCCGACGTGTTGACATCCGCAATTGCGTCTGCGGTTTTGTAGCCATACATCGACGGAGCGTTGCCGCGCTTGGACGCGGAATAAGTGGTGAAACCAGCGGAATCGAATGCCATGTCAGTTCTCCTTACTCGCGGCAGGTGATCTGGACAATGCCCTCGGCATCGATCGCAACCGCATTCGCCGAGAACACTTCATTGACCAGCCAGCTGGTCTTCTCGGGGATGTAGTTGATCTCGGTGCGCATGGCGATGCCTTCGCCGTAGCCGATCGCCTGCTGATGGAACGCGAAGACCTTGCGGTCACTCGAACCATCAATCGGCAGACCGCCTTCCGAGCGATCACCAATGACGTGGAACGTGAAGCCCAGGAACGTGTTGAGCTCGCCCTGAACCAGCGCCTTCACGCTGTTGAAGTCGCTCGACGTGACCGAGGTCTCCGACAGCAGGTTGGCCAGGTTGTTGGCGTGGATCACGATGTGGCGACCATCGGGCGGCACGTTGCTCTTGTCGAGCAGGCGCTTCGCATCGCGCAGCTTGGCCATGTTCAGGTTGGTGTTCGAGCCGCCGATGCTGTTCGCAACGGTGAGACCCGTGCTCGAGTTGACCAGCGCGTCGATGATCATCTGATCCTGACGGCGACCAACGGCAGCGGCCACAACCTGCACAAGCTCCTGGCGCTCGTCGAAGTTGACCTTGGCCTGGCTGAAGATGTCGCTGTACTCAGCGGCATTCCAGTCCTGCAGGGTCAGCGTGACCTGCGAGAAGCTCGCGTTGATGGGGGTGACATCGGTCTGGGGCACGCGCAGGGTAGCGGTACCGCGACCAACTTTTGGGAACTTGACGGTAGAACCTTCGACTCCACGACGCGCCCGGACGGCCCCGACAAGCATCGCCTTACCTTGATAGGCTTGCTTGACCTCTGCGTCGAAGAGGGTCACGAAGGCATTGGAAAGACCAATACTCATGATGTACCTCGTTCAGTTGATGGTGGGGTTTCGCGCCGGTGAGCCTGGGAATCCAGGGCCGAATGCTTGCTGGTTGCGCCAGCCACTCGTCAGCTACCGCTGCGGCAAGGGTCGGGTAAACCCGGTGGGCCTTGCGCGGATTCTAAATCCCAATCTAACCGATTGACAAGTGGACAAAAAACAGCCCGCATTGCGCGGGCTGAAAGGCTTCACCGGAGGAGACAGGGAGCAATCACTGTATCACTGCCTTAAACAGGCGCTCAACCTTCTGCCTGTAGGCCGGATCGGTCTTGTAGCGCGGATCGCCGACCATCTGGTAGAGCTCCTCCTTGGTGGGCGCTCCCTCGATCGGGGAGGTCTCAATCGGCAGGCGCCCCTCATAGGCTTCGCGGATCTTCATCAGAGCCCGCAGACCCTGGGCGGTGCCGCCCATGATCTTGAACTCCTCGAAATCCTCTTTGCCCCAGACACCCTTGTTGACCAGGCCTCGAGCCCAGTCAACCATGCCATTGACCATCGCATTGGCATTCGGCCCGAGCTTCTTCATCTCGGCAGCGGGGTCGATCCGCTCGCCTTCCATGAGCTCGCCGGCCTTGGTGCGCAGCCTGGTCGCCAGGTCGTCGAACTGAGCCTGGCTGAGTCCGTTGTCCTTCGCGAACGCTGCAAGCTCCTGCGCCATCGGGTTCTCGGCAGCGGTGTCGCCGAATGAGCCCATGTTGTAGTTGCCATCAGCCGGCGCGTTGTGGTGTCCCTTGCTGATCTTCGCCCGCAGGTCGCGCCATGACTTGGCGATGCCTTCCAGGTCTGGCTCGTTGGCGTCCTTCTTCCAGAAGTTCTCCGGCCAGTATTCAGGACGCTCAAGCGGATCTTCTGGCTCACTGCCAGGTTCAACCGCTTTGTGGGGGATAGCCGCCGTTATCGGGTCGGCTGGTTTGGTGCTGTCTTCTACGGTGACGCTATCGAGTAAGCCGGAAGATCCGGGCTCGTTGGTCGCTTCTGTCACAGGTTCCTCGCTCGTCTGATCCGCGCCATGATGTCCCGCACGACAGCACGCTGACCGTCAGCGTAGAAGGCGTGCGAGGGGTCGGTGCCGGGCACGGCGATCGGCACGTCAACGTACATGGCCCGCATCCAGGCGAGCAGCTTCATTCCATCTTCGGTTCCAAGCACCCGCAGCATTAAACGATCGGCGTCATCCCGCTGCTGGTTGGCGTCGCGGATGTCTGGGAGCTCGATAGCCTCAAGATCGTCCCAACTCATTCCGTCGACTCCTCTGGCGACTGTACAGGCGCAGGTTGTTCAACCCATACCTGCCGCCAAACACCATCAACCAATTCCGGCTCTTGCTCTACAGCAACCATACCTGGCGTTCTCGGCATTGGCGTCGGCAACACCAGCGGAATCCCGGCATCATGCAGAGCCTGGACGTTGACGTTAGCAGGAATGCTGCCATCAGGATTAAGTAGGAATTGCTTTGGCATGATCAGAAGAATGTGATTACCCGGCAATAACCATTGCCACCGTTGCCACCAGCGCCGGAGTTGACTGCGTGACCAGCACCGCCGCCGCCACCGCCGCCTCCGGGGTATCCGCCGTTCCCACCAGCGCCAGCGGTGGTCGTTCCTGATCCACCGGCACCACCGCCATCACCACCTACAAAATAGGTGGTTGCGTTAGATCCATTTCCCCCACTGGCATTAGCGAATCCAAACGCGCCCCCACCACCAGTGGTGGCTGTTGAAGAAGTCAAAAGTGAACCACCTTTCCCACCGGCTTGTCCGTTTGTAGCTGTAGTGCTCGCTGCGCCAAAACCAGCCGCTCCTGCACCACCTCCTGGCCTATATCCTCCGCGACTACCAGATGTTCCATTATTTGAAGTTCCTGCTCCACCTGATGCCGATAAGTTATTGCTACCAGAAGCCAATTCTGCGAGACCGCCACCGCCATTTCCGGCTCCCCCAGATGTACTACTTCCGCCACTGCCCGATGTTCCTGGTCTAGCTGAACCCCATGAACCGAACGATGTTATGGTTCCATCGGTTCCGTTACTTCCATTGGTATCGTCCGCAGTTTGTGCTGCGCCACCTGTGCCGCCAGCACCAACCGTCACCGTCTCAGTAGCTCCGAGAGCAGATGCCGGAATCCATAACTCTGTTCTTCCTCCAGCACCCCCACCGCCACCGCCAAAGGCGGCAGTAGCAGATGACCCGGATGCCCTTCGCCTCCCAGACGCACCGCCACCACCACCACCAAACATCAACACATAAACCAGCTTAGCTCCCGCTGGCTTAGTCCAAGTAGATGTGCCTGTACTTGTAAATTCTTGGATGTCTGCACTAGATATTCCGCCGCCACTCGCCGCAGCCCATGCGACACCAGCAGCAGCAGACGAATCAGCAGTCAGCACAAATCCATTGGTGCCAGCAGCAACACGCACATTGTCTGTGCCGTTGTGAGCAATCAAATCACCCTTACTCGTTGTCGGCGCAAGCGCATCAAACGCATCAGTTTGTGTTGTCTGTCCTGTGCCACCGTTAGCAATAGCAACAGTGCCGGTGACGTTCGCAGCCGTTCCTGTTGTGTTCTGATTCAACGTCGGAATATCAGCGGCGACAATCGCTCTAAACGTCGGAACACCTGCCGTGCCATTAGGAGCGGCCAGGACAAAGTTGGCCGTCTTGCTGGCATACGGGTTTTGTGTGTCGCCGTAATTGCCTGCCAGGCTAATGACTGGCGTTGCGCCGCCAGATGAAACGATAGGCGCAGTCCCGCTAACAGATGTCACGCCACCGCCAGCCACCCAGGCCAACGAAGTGCCATCTGTGCCAATAACCTTGCCGGCGTTCGATGCCTGTTGTTTGACAAGATCGCCAACCTCAACCAGCTGCGCTTGGCGATCAAATAGTTTGTCATCTCGACCGCCGCCACCGCCGCCGGTCGGCATGATGATCCACTCGCCCCATTGGCCTGGCGCTTTCTCGAAGCGCAGCATGAGACCTTTCTTCTCATGCTTTGGCATCGGGCCGATCGGGCCTGCTGGGCCTTCTGGCCCTCGTGGCCCTGGCGGGCCATCCTCACCCTGGTAGCCTTTCTCGCCTTGCGGCCCCGCTGGGCCAACCAGCCCCTGTGGCCCCGTTGGGCCTACAGGGCCAGGGACACCTCGCTCGCCTTGTAAACCTCGCGGCCCAACCGGCCCTTGTGGGCCTCGCAGTCCTGTGTCGCCTTTCTCGCCCTGTGGGCCTGGTACTGGGACAGTCTTTAGCAGAATCTGACCAGGATCGCCCTTCTCGCCCTTCTCACCTTTCGGCCCTTGCTTTGCCTGATCGCGAGCTTGCCTGGCTAGATCCAGTGCTTTTGCCGCTGCGGCACGGGCGACATCATCACGCATTGAGCGCCTCCATTAGGCGCTGATCGACGTTCTGGCCTTCTGGTACGCCAGCGGCCTGCATCATTGCGTTCTGCATTGCCATCGCTTCCATCTGCCGGTTCTGGGCCTCTTCCATGAGCACGGCACGCTCCTCGCGGCTGTTGCGCACGCTGGATGGCACGCCGAGCTTGTCGCCGATGTAGTCGACCGCTGCGTCAGTCTTGAGCGCCAGCTGGCCGTCAGGGCCGAACCCTTGCATCAGCTGCGCGTACTGCAGGATCGCGTTGACCTCTTCCATGTTCTGGGCCATCGCGAGCGGGGCCACCGGCACCACCTTGACCTCGAGCCCGTTGACCCGGAGCGGCAGGTCGATCATGCCGCGCTCGTCCATGACCTCGAGGATCTTGGCCACCAGCGGGATCATCGTCTCGTTGATGAGGCGGCCGAACGCGCTGCCCAGGTTCTGCGCGAGCTCCTTCATCCGCTCGACGATCTCGGTGGCAGACCTGGCGCTCATGTTGTCAGGCGGCAGCGACTCATCCAGCAAGATCCGCTTGATGCTGGCCGTCAGGTCGTTGATCACCAGCTGGCTGACGTTGAAGTCGCCGGCACGGGTAAGGGGCTGCAGGCTGGCACCCTGGGGGCCACCGTTGCGGGCAACCGGGATGATGGCGCCAGGCACGATCTTGACCGTGTTGGGGTTCAGCACGCCATCGTCGGCAGCGGTATAGACACCGGCCACCGCAAGCGAAGCATTCTTCAGCAGGAGCTCTTTGGTCTTGTTGAGCGTCTTGATGTCGGGCAGCGCCGTGATCAGCGGGCCTCGACCGTAGATTTCGCCAGCGACCTTCATGTAGCGCGAGATCACCCAGGGCGAGGTTTTGCGGCGCCGGTAGACGATCTCGGTCTTGGTCAGCTTGTCGATGACGTGATAGCAGTAGTCACCACGCTTGTAGTCGTGGATGGTTGCCTCGATGAGCTCGATGTCATCGGTCGGCTTCTGCTCGATCCGGCGTGCGAGCTCCTCGCTGATCTTTGCATCCGGCCACTGGCGCTGGATCGACTCGCCCTTCATCCGCATCCGGCGATAGACGTTGTCGACCTGGCCGTTGGCGCCTTCCTCGTAGCAGACCAGGAAGAGCGGCACCGGCACAAAGTTGATCGGCGTCACGTCGTCACCAGGCTGCACCATCATGCAGGCCGTGCCGACCGCAAGATCCAGCAGGAACTCGCCGATCGCGATGTCGAAGTTGCTCTGCTTCAGCACCGCGAACATCTTGTCGGAGTATGCGTCGAGGATCGCCTGCGCCTGCCGCGAACGCTCGAGCGGAATCGACGGGCCAGGCTCAAGC